GGAATAATTCCTCTGTAAAAACATTCATCCCGTTTACTACATAAGACACCCTTCCAAACTGGTTTTTTGTTACCTTTTCAACAATTCCAACAAAAGGTTTGCCACGATGTTCAAACGGGTACACTGCTACCGGTTGACCGACTTCTACATACCGCCTTCCCCAGTTAATGTTTTCGTGCCTCATTCATTCCCCCTTGCTCGGATAGCGGCGGCGCAAGTCACAAATGCACCACCAAGCATATTTAATCCATCGGGATGTTCTTCACACATCTTTGCACACGCCTCGCGTTCCTCTGCGGCAATCAACTCGGCGAACTTTTCTATATCTTCTGCTGATTCTACCCAGTAATAACTGTAGTCTTTCTGACTCAAAGATATACCAGCCTGTTCAGCCAGTTCACGAATTCGTTCAGTATTCATTTTCAATTCCGAAATGTTCTCTAATTGCAATCACACTATCGACGCCGCATTGTGTGTACCCCTCCCAATGAGGGATGTTCATCATTTCTTTTGATTCCATCACGGGTAGGTATTCTCCTCTTATCTGCTCTATACATTCCTTCACAATCAACTTGGTAAATTTTTCCACTATGAAATCGGGCACAGCCCGAACTCCACCTGTTAGTTGAGCCTGTATAGCAAGTTCTTTAATTCGTTTAGTATTCATAGTTCACCGTCTCCTCATTCGCTTGCAATAAACGCGCTCCGTTCTTGTAATGGAAGTTTCTCGCCATCTCCGTCTTCGGACTCATGGTGACGATGCGCTTGATGGGCGATCCTTCAAACCGAGTCATTTCAAGATACTCACGCACCAGTGTGCTGCCCGCACCTTTTTTGTATGACCAAATGCTGTACAAGACGGCGTTGTCAAATGTGACTTTCGTCGGGTCAGCCAGCAGTTCAGCTTCGGTGGTGGGTATCGTGTCTTTGAACGCCACGCACAGGATCGCCGCCAGCTGCTTGTCTTCGATCCACATCCACACGCCCCGTGTGCAAAGTGCCAACCGCTCCTCCGGCCAAATTCCCGGACGCACAGGGTCCTCCAGCAGCACTGGGTCAGGTTTGATTAGTTGGACTAGCATCATTCCCCCTTGATCCCGTGGGCGGCTTCTTGAATCTGCTTAACCTCGTCTTCGGTCAGCACAAAGCGTCGACAAGAAATACACTCGCCGAACAGCTCAATACATGCTGTCTGTTCGCAAGGTTTTTGCCATTCCAAATTGCATTTTTGGCACTTCATGCTTTCCCCTTAATGCCGTGGGCGGCTTCGCATTCGAGCCATCCGAGTTTGAACATCTTGCCTTCGGCTTGCGTCATCTCGCAGGGCGATTGTGGTGGCAGCGGCTTGCGCTGTGGTGGGGGAGCATGAACTGTGACAACGCTCAAAGCCCAATCAAGCCATTGTTTTGCAGTCATGTCGTAATACCCAAACGGGCCAACAGAACATAGGTCTTCGCCAACACGGATGGCTGCGTTGCGCCACGCCACCGGCTTTTGCTCCGGCTTGGGCTGTGGTGGGGCGGTGTAGAGGGGTTCAGCATTTTTAATTTTTTCTCTCCAATTGCTGCCGCTACCGTTGTCAATGTATAGCCATCCATATCCATCAAAGTCATAGCGCATAGCCACCGGCTCCTGCTCCGGCTGTGCCAAGGCTTCGTGAATGGCGGTGATGGCTTGTCGTTGCACTTCGTATGCTGTTGGGGTTGTTTTCACATCAACGACCACAGTTTCCAACGCCTCAAGCGCCAGCTTCAATGCTTCGTCTTTACTCACCGTTCTTCTCCCGCAGCTTGGCTTCGATGGCTTTGGCAAAATCGTCTACATAGATTTCGACCTCCTCATACCCATCGCCCTCGTCATATGATGTGTAGCTTACATAGAGTTCACCGCTCTCATCAGAGCCGTATCTAATGTTTTTGTATTCCTCCTCCGTCAGCCCAACCCATTCGCGCTGCGGTGGTGCGAGGTAAAGAGGCGTGAGACGGTTTCCTAGCGGCGCGTCCGGCTTTTTTGACCCAACATGCCAGCGCGACGAATAAGAATTGCTCCAAGAGTTGGCAAACAAGTTACGCAGCGGCCAATTCTTTGTGCTTGGTTCTGACTCTAACCACGCCACAGGCTCTTGCTCCGGTTGTGCCAAGGCCATGCCGCCAACGACTCCAATCAGCCGGTGTATCTCAGCCACAAGCGCCGCCGTTGTTTCAACATCCACCGGCACAATTGCGTATGGAAATAGCCATTCTTCTTTCATGTGTTCTTCTCCTTTAATTTTGCTTCGATGGCATCAATGAAAGAAGGTACACCTTCAATCCAAGCTTCTACCTGATTTCGTCCTGCATAAAGATGCAGACCTTCAAAATGGTCACGCTCTTCCTCCGTCAGCCCAACCCATGTGCGTTGTGGTGCTTGTAAATGTTTTGGTTCTTTGCAAGACAAATCACAAAAATGCGAACGACATTTGTAACAAGGTTTATCCCACTTAATCATGTGTTCTTCTCCCGCAGTTTGGCTTGAATTGTTTTTACAAGCAAAACCAATCGTTCAGGGTTTTGCGAATACCAGCCATGACAAAAATACTTTGCTTCTGACTTTATTTCCGCATCCGTCAGCCCAACCCATTCGCGCTGTGGTGGTGTGGTGTAGAGAGTGCGAACTTCATACGGCCCGTGTCCATCGTGATGATCAGGAATACCGTCATACCAGTCTGCACAATGAAGGCTGCGGAATTGATGAATCGCCACCGGCTCTTGCTCCGGCTGTTCTTTCTTCTCGTTTGGCACCCATTGCATAATTTGCCTCTTTCTCCACCCGTAGGCGGTCATAGCGTGGTGCCGCGCTTCGGGCACGGCCACAGTCGTTTGAACAAGTCCATGATGATTGCATCTGCGCTCAGGTGCCGGATGGACGGCGTGGACTCTAGATACGCCTGCACCATGTCACGCACTTGACCAATCGTCACCGTATTGCTGGGCGAACAAAAGATCACGCCATCACCCATGTCAATCGCACCCGCCACGTAACCCATCGCCACACCACGCTCCTGATAATTGTCACTCTGCAACAGCTGCAACAATTTATTTCCGGTGTAGAACGAGCCCGCAGCGTGGACCGAGGAACAGGACAGCAGGAGCACAACCGCAAGGGCCTTCACAGCACTGTCCCGGTCATCGGATCGCGGAACAGCTCCTGCTCCCACTTACCTTCCTCGCCGCGCCGACCGTCAATCGGCCAGTAATGGTCGCAATCCTCAGGGCCGAACTGCTGCCGGACTTGATACGGCCGGTTCGGTGTAGCCGTGTGGCGGTAGCAGGTGTCGCGCTTATGGCATCCAGCACCGGGGCACATTGTGATGTCAGGCATTGTGCAATCCTCCGTGCATCGTCCACTCTTTTGCTTTTTCAGTCATAAACAAACCTTCTGCGCGAGTCATTTTTGATGACCGAATAATCAGCACACCGTCTGCGTCATACCCGATCACCATGACATCCGACAGATTGTCTGCTCGACAGAATTCAAGCATCGACAGCAACGCTTGCTCTGGCGTGAAATTTACAGATGCGGGTAAAGCAATGATGTTTTCGTTATTCATGCTTTCTTCTCCTTCGCACGGTCAAGCATTGCTCTCAGTTTTCCTTCTATGTCATCCGAATGCACCGGATATACATATGCCCTCTGATCAATCGTCAAGTCGTTAGTCCACCGCAACATGCGACCTAGCATTGGGCTGCTTGCTGTAATTTGTTTCGGCGCTTCGTTCGGTGGGCATATCGTAAATGTGTAGGGCAACTTAGCCATTGTTCTTCTCCCTCGCTTCCATCTCTCTGATATCCATCGCAGCATCAGCCACGCCGTGCCAATCACGCTGCTTCACCTTGAGCATAAGGTACGCAATCATCACCTCATTTTCTGATACTTGACTCATGTCTTCTCCGCCCCCGCCTCCAGCACCAGAAGATTCTGTGTAAATTTTATAGATCATGCCCATGCCTCCCTCGCTTTCATCATCGCGTCTGCTATCCAATAGCTAATTGCTCCAATATCCATGCCAACGATTTCAACACTGTGAGTGTTCGGTCGCAGGTTTAGGTTAATAATCATCGATTGCATAGCTTTGGCTGCAAAATAGTCACGCAGCGTCATGCCTTCTTGTGCGTACTGTTTTTCCCCACTGTGCGGTCTTGGGAATGCCGGTATGTCGTTCATGCCAGCCACCTACCAATCAACAACAGCACACCAATCACCGTGATACCAAAACCCATCATCATCACCGCTGCACACACATCCTCTAACCACAAGCGCTTGTCGTTGATGGGGTCCGCAAACATCACGAACACGATGAACGCAGCGAGGATCATGAACAGCCCACCAAAAAACACCATCGACGGAATCATGTTATTTCTCCTTTTTTGACAACTTATCCGACACGGTTGACAACTTATCCGACACGGTTGACAACTTATCGTCCAGCCTCGGCTTGGTTGTCATGTAGTACTCGCGCCAGTGCTTTCTTGACGCGCCCCTGTGGCAATCCCTGCACCAACTGTTCAGCGTCCCGTACCGGTTCGTCCAAAAGTTCTCCGGGCCCTTTAGCACCTTGCAGTGCGAACACCGCGCCGGTTGCCCGGGCAGCCGCTTTGCCCGCTTCGTTAACGGCTTTTCCCTGCTCTCGCTGCTCATCGTCTTGCTTCTCCAATTTGCGTACGTACAATGTATTGATCCGCCACAGCATGTTCTTCGCCCGGTTGTTACCGTCGAACTGCAACACCATCCCATGCCGCCTGATCAACCCCTCCTTCACCATCTTTTGCAACTGCGCTCCCACCGTCTGCACCTTGATCCCCAATACCCCAGCAATGTTGTGCGTGGTGATCTCCTTGTTCAGATGGCGCACCTGCCGCATCGCTTCAATCACGCGCCGCGCAGCCTCCCTCACAGTATTCTCCCCAGCGTGATGTCAAACAACTTGGCCACCATCGGGTCCTGCGACTCCGTGGTCCTCGCCCTGCGCAACCCCTCGTACAAGTCCACCAGCAACGGTTCGAGCTCCGGGGACAACATCTCCAGCAACCAGCTGCGCACGTTCGGAGCAGACTCCTCGGAATGCGCTCGGTCCACCAACTCCTGCAGCAACGCCTCCGTCTCAAAATCCGACAGGTCCACCTGCACTTCCACCATCTTGTATGTAGTCATTTCACAATCTTCCAGTCTGATTTCGGATTACGCACGTTCCCACTCAACCGGGGCGGGGAAATGTAGCTCGCGTTCTTCTTGGGCGGCACCGCAATCGTCGACTTGTCCACCAACCCATGCTTGACCAACAACAGCACCGCCCGCTCCCACTGGCCATCCCACAACGCCGAACTGGCCAACCGATTGCGCGTACCCACTATCACCTGCAACCGCACCTGCGCAGGCAAAAAATGACGCTGGTCATACGCATAACTGATCAGCTCCGGAATGTCCCCCACGCGCTTGTCCTCCCGCCAACCACGGACCACGGCCCGCGCCAATGTGATATCCATCTCGCTCCCCTACGCCAGCGACAACATGACAATGGCAAACACCCCCAATACCAGCGCCGCCACACCCACACCCGCCGCAAAAGCCAGCACCCGCGCCATCTGAGATACCGTCATGATTGCTTGCCCTTTCCTACCCTCGGCCCCGGGAAAAACGGCCAAAACGCACGCTTCGCATTCACCTGAAACCCCGCCCGCGCCCACACCACCGTGATGTTGGTATCCGCCGCCGCAGTCCTGTGAAAATCACTGTGCAACGCATGGATTCCGCGCTCCATCAAGTACGCCGTCGCACGCGCACGTCGCTCGTCATACCGACCACGATGCATCGGCTCATGCGCCAAGAGACACGGCTCGCGGACCCCGGCCAGCTCACACAAAGATCGATACGCCTCGTCATACAAACGGCGGACCGAAAACGTCATCATCTGCAGCATTTTGTTTCTCCCAAAAGTTGTGAAAGTTGCAAGTCTAGTGGCGATCTGCCCACTTGGCGTACTCAATGTCTCGCTCCCTGTCTTGGTAAGCGTCCCACCAAACGGACACAAGATGCTCGTGTTCCTGTGCAGTGAGCTTCAAGAATGTCGCAGGGTATTTGCGCAGCGTGCTCACCTCGATGACCACAGAAGCTCCAGAGATGTCATCAGAAACTCCACGAGAGTACAGAGTGCCATGAACAATGAGCGGGAATCCGCCACGGATTGTGGCAGTGATTTCGTACTCGTCGAGTACAAATGGGTCACGCATGTGTGCCACCTTGTGTTGGTCAGGGGTTTGTTTCGAGTTCGATGATGATAGCATGGTGTTATCCTTTCTGTTTAATTAAAGTACCAAAGATTGCAGCTAGGTCCAAGTTTGTCGCATCAAGTGTCGCGGACCGAGGACGACAATGTGTGCAGGATAGCACCAAGTATTTTCAGTTGTCAACGGGTGATTTTGCAGATTTGTCCGTGGACCGGGGCAAAAAGGGCGATTTTGGGGGTTCCTATAGAACTTTTGGAGGTAAGAGTGATTTTTTTTTCATTTTTTTTGAAAAATGGCGTAATTGGTGTGAGGGGTGTAAGAAGGTAATGAAATCAAGGGTTTAGGGTACATACGGTAACTTACAGTGAAGGAGGTCAGGTGAAATTTACTGGGGAGCTCCGCGAGCAAAGATTTTTGGTTTTTTTTTTCCCTCTTACCCCCCCCCCCCTATAGGGAACCAAGACCTCTTCGTCGGCCCGGTTCGGACTTGACATAGATGGACTGCCTCCGTGCAGTTGCGTACACTTCTGTCGTTGTGATCTACACGGAGACCCAAGTGTTACAAATCCAATCAGATGTGCCCGTTCCGCATTCAAGAACGAAATATCCGTTTGCAGATATGCTGCCGGGTGATTCAATCTTTTTCAGTGATTACAAAAAGGCCAACGCAGCGCGGGTGTCGACGCGCCGATTCATGCGCATGACGCAGCCCACATGGAAGTTCCTGTTGCGCAGGGTGCGCGAGGAAAACGGCTGGCGGCTGTGGAGGGTGGTGTGACCAAGAAGGCGATATGGAACACGCCCCCTGTCATCCCTGACAAGGTGCGGCGGCGCACTGCAACCAAGGTGGGCCCGCTGGCAGGCCTGAAGACGCTGAATGCGCGCGAGTGGAAGTTCGTGCAGGAGTACGTTTCGAACGACGGGAACATGACGCTGAAGGAAGCCGCAATCCGCGCAGGGTACAAGGCGCACAGCGCTTCGGTGACGGCGTGGAAGCTGACCAATCCGGATATCTGCCCTCATGTGGTCGCGGCGATACAGGCCTATCGGGCGGAACTGGCGTCGAAGTACAACACGACCTACGAGCGGCACATGAAGGACCTGCAGACCATCCGCGATGCTGCCCTGCAGGCTGGGGCTTACTCGGCTGCGGTGCAGGCTGAATACCGTCGCGGGCAGGCGCTGGGGACGATCTACGTCGAACGCAAAGAAATACGCCACGGCACAATCGATCAAATGTCGAAGGAAGAGGTCCAAAAGAAGCTGGACGAGCTGAAAAAGCTCTACGGCGGGCCGCCGGGCCGCCTGATTGAGGCCACGCCCGACGAGATAGCCTCCAGCAACGCCAAGGAGGCCGATCCAAGCTTCGATCCCGGTGTGGAGGACCCTCCACCCGACATTTTCGAGAAAATCGATCCTAGCCCCCTTTCTGATGAAACCTGAGGCCGCTTTTTCGGCCCGGGTCCGCAAAGGGCTGGCTGGGCTGGACATTGACCGCATCGAGAACAGGGTCAATCTTGGCATTTCCGACATGCTGGTGGGGGCTGGCCTCCGGTTTGCGATGATGGAGCTGAAGGTGGTCCAAGGGTATGCCGTGGGCCTGCGGCCGCATCAGATTGCATTCCTGACCCGGCATGC